CAAGCCCCAGGCGCTCAAAGATACCCTGAGAGACACCGCCGGCAATGGCACGTCCCCAGTCAGCGACGTTGGGGGTCTCTCGGCCGTTGTTGCGGGCTGCGGTCTCGGCGTAGGGCCCTAGAACCTGCGCGAGGGTGAAGATAACCGGGCCAGCCACAGAGCCAGCCAGGGCACCGGGGACACCGGCCACAGAGCCGATCTTGGCACCAGCCCAGGCCGAGGCCATGACGCCAGCGATCTGGGGGAGGTTCTCGATCACAGCCCCGGGAAGCTGCTCGATGTTCCCAGTGAAGTCCTCGGCAAGCTGCTGGGTAGAGCTTCGGCCCTGGAGAGACTTGGGGTCTGGGGCGAAGAAGTTACCTATGGCTGCCCCGGTCTCGGGAGCCCCCGCAGCCTCACCGACTCGGCGGGCAGTCGTGGATGCTCCCTGACGCATCTCGGCAACCCCTCGGAACGGGGAACCGGCATTGGCAGCCACGGGTTGTTCTCTGGCCACCTGGGCTTCGATGTTCCGCCGAATACGGAGCATGTTCCCATTTACGGTGGCCTCGTCGCCCTCCAGAAGATTCGGGGGTACACCCCAGACACCGAGGCCGGGGAACTCAATTTCGACAAGCTCAGACATGTCTGGGGTAGGTATCCTGGTTAATCTGTGCGAGGAAGGACTGGCCTACCAAGCGGGTCGCGGACTGGCTCCTGGGCGTTGCCCTGGGGAACCGAACGGCGCCACAGCGGGGCAGCGGGGGCGCCAGGAGACTGGGGAGCCGGGGATGCCTGGGCCGGGGCTGTAACTCCATCGAGAGGGGCAGGGCGGGATGCTGGGGCCATTCGCGGGGGCTGGGATTGGTCGGGGGTTCGGACAACGCGGGGGCCGGTTGCACCAGTGGAGAGGTTCCACTCAAACTCCCAATCCCGAACTCGCCCTTGACGGACAAGCTCCTCCACGTTGGTCCGCCCGAATGCCCGGGCTCGCTCGACATCCCGGTTTGCTGCGTTCATCTGAAGAGCAAGTAGGGTTCGGAGGGCGTCCGGGTTGGTCTGGATGGTGGGCAGGGCCTCCGTGGCAGACAGGAACTCGGCGTTGCTAATCGGCTGAAGCCCACGAAGAAGATCGGCCCGGGCAGTCGCGTTCAGATTCCCAAGCTGCACCTGGAGAATGTTGAGAAGCTCTGGAGTGGTGCGGTTGTCCACAGCAACGCCAAAGGTGCTGGCAATGCCTCGGATGGCGCGGTCGAAGATGGTGCCGCCGGTACGAACCTGGGTCTGCCCCTCGGGGGTACCGAGGGTCTCCAGGATAGATTGAACGTCCCGGATCGTGGATAGGCCTCGGGTACCTTCCGACCGAATCTCGTCGGCACGGGTGGCAGACGCCTTCTGTAGCTCATTTAGCCCGGAAGTGACCTCCTGGGCAGACCGGACAAGGCGAGGCTGCACCTGGGCAAGCTGCTCCCCAGTCAGGGGAGGCCCACCGCCCACCGGAGTTAGCGTCTGCGCCCCGGTACGGGAGTCGAAGATGGACGTGTAGTGGGCCCCGGTCGTTGGGTCTCGGAACACTTCGCCGCCCCTCTGGAACGGTGTCAAGGCAACCCTTCCTTCGGCCTGGGCTCGTCGGTTAAGCTCAGCGATGCGTTCCTGGGAAGTGATACGCTGGTCCTGGAGAATGCGCTGCTCGTTGAACCGTCGGTCATTCTGGGACCTGGACTCCGCAAGGGCACGCTCGCGCTCCTGGCCAGCCAGGATCAGGGCACCACCACGGCCGATGCCCTGTCCAAGGGTCTCACCGGAGAGTACCCCGGAGCCGAAGCGCAGTAGGGCCTCGCTGAGTGGCATTCCCCCGGAAGGGGCCGCCGACTCTGGGGCTTGAGAGTACATCTGGGGCTGCGGGGGTTGTAGTGGGTTCCCGGGAATCATTGGCTACCTGCTGGAGTATTCCCCGGGCACTCAGGCCCGAAGTAGGGACCTGAGACCCTGGAAGATTGCTTGGAGGAGGCCCCTCTTCGTCGTCGCCTTGGTACCCGAAGATTCCTGGGCCGTAGGCGAGGGAGGGGAGACTGGGGGCGCCTTGGGGGGCTGAGGCCGTGGCGGGGGCGCTTGGTTCCGCACGGCCGGTCGAGGGTTTCCTCGGGCATTCCGGTCGAAGTAAGCGCCAATGCGGGCCAGTGCGTCGGCGCCCGTGATGTTCGGGTCCTGCCCAAACACGCCACGGTTAGCTCGCCACACGGCATCCCAGGGGACCCGGTGCCCATTGAGAGCATCGGCGGCCGAGGAGTTCATCCCGCGGACCATGCGCTCGTAAGCCGGGGCCCCGAGGAGATGGACTGCGTAGAGTTCCTGGGGAGTAGCCTCGCGGCCCATACGCTGGACTACCGGGAGGTACTCGTTCTGGGTGATGGCTTCCATGGCCCTCTGCTGCTGCTGAGGATCGAAGACGCCGTCTGGGGTCAGCCCGTAACGCTCGCCGTAGTTTCGGACCACCCCAGCCCAGGTGGCCGGGATGAACTGGTACAGCCCGGCGGCCCCGGTGAGCGGATTGACCGCGTTGGGGCGCCCGGAACTCTCGGCCTGTCGAACGGTGTCGAAGAAGCCGTCAGGTACTCGGCTGGTCATGGGCTAGAACCCTCTACCTTCCATGGGCCTGTATACTCCAGTCTGGGGGCTGATGGAGCCCTGTGGGGTGCCACCGAATAGGCTAGGAATCGAGCGAAGCGACCCCATGGCCATACCACCCAGGGTCATACCTCCGGTCATTGGGGCCATGGCAAGGCCGCCAATGGTAGCACCGACTCCCAGGGCAGTCTGCCACGGGTTGTCCCTCTGCTGGGTCGAGGTCGTTTGGCTGGACTGACGGGTGCCGCCCCAGTTGTTCGCGCCCACGATTCCGTAGTACCTCTGGAGGGCCTCCCATTGGCGGTCCTCGTCGTACTGAAACCGCATCTTGTTCTCGTCAATCTGGCGCTGCTGCTCGGCCTGGAGAACGTCCCCGGCACCGGCCTGGAATGCTGCCTGTTGGCCCTGGAGACCCACGCCGGCCTGGGCAAGGTCTGCCCCTGCCCCACCGAGGCCCATGAAGTTCTGGGCGGCCCCTGCACGGGTAGCGATGTCCTGGCCAGAGGAGGCGAGGGCATTGCGGAACATGGAATCCCGCTGGGAGGCGGCCAGGGCAAGGCCGTTGTTGAACAGGGAGCCCCGGAGATTGGCCGAGATGTCACCGATGCGGTCCTGAGCGCCGCGGGCCAGGATAGCCTCGACAACCCCAGCACGCGAGGAGTTCATTCCGCCGGCTGCCGTTGCGGCGCTCTGGAGACTCGGAAGCTGACTCTCGGTGAGGTTACGGGTGATGTCTCGGGAGACCGAGTCCACCATGCCGTCCATGAACGGGTTGTTGGCGTAGGCTCCGGCCGAGGTCAGGATTCCCTGGGTAGGGTCTTCCAGGGCTCGCCGAGCCAGTTCCTGGGCCACCGGGTCACCGGCAGCTAGGCGGCGGGTGATGTCGCTGGCTGCACCGAAGGAGCCGCTGAGGGCACCCGCTGTGTCAATGAAGCCCTGGCCCACAGCACCGGCCGAGGTCCCTGCGCGGCGGAGGGAGTCAACGGCCTGTAGTTGGTCCTGGTTGATCCCGGCCGTGAAGGGCCCCTGGTAGCCGGGGCTGGCCATCATGTTATTGAAAGCGGTCCCTGCGGCGTCAAAGATCGAGGTCAGCGCAGAGGCCTGGGGCGCCCATGGAGTATCGGTCTGGGTCGCCTGAGTAGTCTGAGTGGTTTTACGGCCCACCGTTGTTGTCCTTTGGCCAAATGGCCCATAGAGTGGTGTCCTGGCCGTCTTCGTTGACTGCCCGACCAACTGGTGAGAACCCCATAGTCCGAAGAAACTTCGGGTGTTTAGGGTCGTCCAGAGACTCGATTGCGTACAGAGGCCCGTTGTACAGGCCAAGAAGGGTTCTTAGGCTCTCCCGTCCCCTCTTGAACACTCCAGGAGACCAAGGAACAAGGACCCGACAATGGAGTAAGTTGATACCCTGGACTCTCTCTAGGGCTAACTCATACTCTTTGGTTCGGACCACCGGGATAACGACTTCATGGGAAAGCAACCCAAGCCCCTCCTCGGTACTGCACCCATCGGTCGCCTGGGCCGAGTGGGTTCCATGGAGCCCTGGCCAGACGGATCATGCCCTCCAAGGGGGTCCTCGGGGGCTCCACGGCCACCTGCGGAACCACTACCAGTAGGGACTGGACCACGGTTTGCAGTCGGAATAGCTCGTTGCGGAGGCTGTCCCAGTCGTGGACCGTGGGACCTGGGGTATAGGGGGCAGGGACTGCCTGCTTTGCCCCGATGTACGGGTTCGTGGTGGCCATTACCGGGCTCCCCCAGGTCGAAACTCGCCGTCGAACCCGGTGAACCGGAAGTCCACTGGGTTAGGGGAGTCCAGGCGGATCGAGACGTAGCGCCCTGACACTCGGGTATCCACCTTGTAGTCGCTGGAGGGATTGTAGGCCACCGGAGCCGCCCAGATGGGGCTCTGGGATGGTATCTCGGAAGCCCCTAGGGTCATTGACACTGGGGTCCCGGAAGGAACCAGAAGCTGCGGGAGAACCCGGACCAGGGTCTTGAACTGATTGAGGCGGGCCCCGGTGTTGTCGAGGTCCAACCCCACTTTCTCCAGGAAAGCCGGGCTCTGGAGGGCTGGGTCCAGGGGGAAGTTCACGGATGACCCGGACTCCACAGCATCCAGAAAGGTCAGTCGGCCAGAGGGTATTCGTGGAGAAAGGGCTCGGATGGCTGCTAGTAGGGTTTGCTTGGCCCCGTCTTCCAGGCCCTGCCAAGACCCGCCGATGTTTTCCCAGGTTTGTGGGTCAACGGAGTTCCAGGTCGGACTTGCGGTGGCCGGGGCTGGGGCCATGGGGCCATAGACGTTCGGGAGGTCTAGCAGGGACCAAGTGTCGGAGGAGTAGCTGTAAACTGCGGCCCGGTTGCACCCAGTTCCTCCCGTGAACCCCGGCTCCACCCAGGAGTCCCCAGACACGAAGCAGAACATGATTTCCCGGGTTCGGTCATTGTGGACCACGAAGAACCGGGAAGATAGGCTCTGGTTCATGTTGGCGAAGACCCAGTTACGGATTCGGCTGTCCGAGATGCTCTTGTGCGCCACCCCATCGTGGACATAGATGTCATCCAGGCCGAAGACGTAGTGCTTGCCTTCGACTTCCACGGCGCAGTTGCGGTTGATGGCCCCAACGTCCGTGAAAGCTCGGCGGAACCGGAACACAAATGGGGCTCCAACGAACTCCATGAGCCACGTCTCGCGCTGGCTGTAGATGACCATGATGTCCCGGAGGGGTGCGGCCTCCACAATGGGCCCATCAATCTCCAGAAGGTTCACTTCGCCAGCTAGGCGGGCAGGGTCGGCCTCGTCCCACGATGGGGGGACAGAACCGGCAATGGTCGCGTCGGACCACTTGACCATGGTGGGGAAGGAGTTGGCCCCCTTGGTCACGTTGAAGGCTACCAGGAAGTCTCGGTAGGCCCGGAGGACCCCGCACCGCCAAGTGGAGTTCCATCCGGTCAGGGGGGCGAACTGGGTGGCCAGAGGGCCGAGGAACCTGGGAACCCTGGTCTCATGGCTTAGGTAGAAGAAACCCCCGAGGGATGTCCCGG